AGCCATTATTTATCCTTAAGATCCTGTATCGCCACCAATTGGGGTAGTGTAACCCGCATCAGTTGCTGCTTGTTGAATATCTTGTGCAGTGGTTGCGCCAGTAGAAGTTGGCGTGCTAGAAGAGCCGCTATATTGACCACTGGTATCCTGACCTGTGCTTACTGCAGCGAGTGGTGAAGTATTGGTAGAAGTGGCAGCTGGTTGTGAGGAACTAGAACCAAACAAGCTACTAAATAATCCAGGGGCTACATAGTTAGGGTTAGCCATTGGCAAACCAGTTACTGGGTTGGTAATTGTTGGGCTACCACCACTTCCAGAACCAAACAAACCACTTAATAATCCGCCAGTAGATACACCAGTGCCGCCCAAGGCAGTAGCTAAACCCATTACCTGGTTTAGTGGAGATAGGTTAGTTGTGTTAGATACTGTGGCGCCAGGTTGAACGGTTGACAATACGTTGCCAAGGTTAGCTGCGTTAATGTATGGTGATGCTTGTTGATATTGACCGGTAGTCAATAGGTTGTTGATGTCTTGTTGTGTTACGTTGCCAGCGCCAATAGCGGCGTTTACACCGGCTGATTGGTTTTGTAGTGCGGCTTGCATTTGTTGTGATGCTAACTGAGCCTGAGCGTTTGTCAATGCTGATACATCAGCAGTCTGGCCGCGCAAGCTACCAAAGTTACCAGAACCAATATTTTGTGCTTCTTGCTGTGCCTGGATAGTTGGGGCTAATTGTTGAAGTTGCTGGTTTTGGGCTTGGAACAAACCACCCAAAGCGGTATTAACGTTTGGTGTTACCTGACCAGTTGGGCTAACGTTCCAAGGACTCGCAGCGCCACTAGCAATATTTTGTAGTGTGCCACCAGCTTGTGTAAATGGGTTAGTTGCGCCGGATAAAGTATTGACCGCATTCTGCGCCACAGTGTTTTGAGGAGCCGGAGCAGCAGCATTAGCAGATTGTGCTTGACTGACAACGTTTTGCTGAGCTGTATCAAACCAGCTCGGCATTGTGGTTGTTTGGACTCCTGTATTGGAGATTAGACTACTTAATCCAGTTGCCATTATACTTTCGCTTTCTTCTTAGCTGCCAATAAGTAAGCCAAGGGGCCTTTACTATCTGGCGGTAATTTACTAGGGTCGTGTTTTTGTTTGTGGGCGCGGATAACTGATAAAAAGCTATCTAACACCTTAGCGCCAGATTGATTGCTTCCGTTACCTAAATCAGATACTACATCAGCTGGAATAACAAACTCACCATTAGCCAACATGGCTTTTACAGAGTCGCTGGTACCATCGCCAGCGCCTTGAACATAACGATGCTGCAAACCACCTTCACTATGAAACTCTGGTACATGGTCATCAATCTCACCACCAGCGGCATGGGCGCCAATCAAGCGACCAGTCATATCACCAAATGCTTCATTTTTTGGTGTGCCTAAAAGCGCGGTAGGACGACCATGACCAAACACTGGAGCATAACTTAAACCACCACCAGTTGCCAAATGGATTACTGGGGGCGCCTCTTCAACAGATTGAATTTGTGTGCCATATTCTGGGGACGCTAATGCGGATAGTGTTGGTATACCTAGTAAAGCAGCCTGTTGAACCGCTCTTAAGGATGGTGTCAAACCAGTGAGTTGATTACTGGTATCACCAACGCCAGTGATTGAATTAGATGATAAATTGGATGTAGATCCACCGGTAGCTAAACCGGCAAAGTATGGGTTGTAAGAAGCTGATGGAGTTGTCATATTTTGATTTTGTTCTAATCCAATTAATGAGGCATCTTTGGTTGGTGCAAATGTTCCTACTAAGTTTGTTATACCTGGGTTAGTTTGAGCTGTGGATGGTGATCCGTATGATAAACCAGTTCCACCGCTTGTTGTAACTGTTCCTGTACCGCCGGTACCACCACCGCCACCAGTTCCAATTGCAGTTCCACCGGCGCCGGTTCCTGTTCCAGAGATTGTTCCGGCTCCTGCACCCGTTCCCGCTATTGTGCCTGTACCGGCACCGTTACCACTTGCACCACCGGGCACTGTTGCCGTACCGGTTCCTGTTCCACCAGGTGTTGTTGCGGTTGCTGTTGTGCCTGTACCCGTTCCGGTTGACTTACTAGTAAATAAGTTATCAATTAATTGCTGGTACGGATCTGTGGCAACACTTGGTGTCGTTGTGGTAGCAATGTTTTTAATTGCATCATTATACTCACCCTGAGTAATTTGTCCACTAGCCAACTCAGAATCAAGCTGTGCTTTAGTAGTCTGAGTCTGTGCTGTTGTATCTGGTGTCGTTGTAGATATCGGGATCATCGAAAGATTCGGTGTTCCGTCTGTATTCTTAGTTACGGGGAACTGATCGCCACTTGGTTTTCCTTCCATAGAGGAATCAAATGTATTTCCCGTTGATAACGCAATACCAGTGTTTGTTAACTGACCGGTTGTTGGGTCTTTTACGTAAATTCCCCACTTACCAGTTGTTGGGTCTTGATGATAAACACCAGGAACCGTCTGTTGCGTGGCAGGCAACGTATCTGCCTGTGCGCTTGGGATTACTGCATCCAACACCATCTTAACCGCATCAGTTGGCGTCATTGTTGGATCTTTTGCCAATAACGCATTGTATGCAGCAATTTGTTCTGGTGTAGTTAATTGACTTTGTGCCGCAGCATTAATGTTCGTTGCTGCTGCGCCAGGATCAACAATCTGTTCTGTTGCTGTTATTGCTTGTGCTAATTCAGATGGTATACTACCATTTTGTGTTGCCTGAATATACATATTTTGTGCGTTAACGCCAAGGTTAGCTACAGGACTATTTGCTATTGTCAGTGCCTGATTTATTGATAAGCCTTGTGAAGTAGCATTATTTAATGCTGCCTGCTGAGCATCCGTTAAACTATTAACCTGGTTTGCCACTTTAAACGCATCAGCTGGGGCAACATTACTGTTGTTAACCTGATCAAAGAAGGTTTGAACAGCCGTCGTGCTCATTGTCGCAAGCTGTGGTGCGTATGTCAATGAGTCAGTGGCCGACAATCCCATCTGATTAGCAAAGCTAAAATAGTCTTGCTGATTTGTTGGTAACGCATTAACGGTAGTAGCTAACTGTAATGAGTTAGTTGGGTCACCGTTTGTCTTAAAATCACTGTTAAAGCCTTGTTGCGCCGCTGTCGACATTGTGCCAGATTGTTGTACCGCGTCTTGCACTTTTGTAGTGTAGTCGCTAATCTGTGTCTGGGCTTGTTTTGCAGCAGCATCTAACTGGGTATTTGCATCTGTAATAGCCTGTGTTTGACCAGTATAGTTTGTAGTTATATTTTGGTACGCTTGATAATTTGTGTTATATGTATCACCAGCGGTTTGTGCAGCTACTTGCAAAGTACTTAAATTACTCTCCTGGCTATTTAAACTTGTGGCCAGGGTATTAATTTGATCTGCTAAACTATTTGCAGTTGTTACATCATTAGCTGCTTTAGCAGTATTATATTGGCTGACTAAATCAGTATATTTATTATAATCAGAATTATAGCTATTGTATGCTGTTGTGTAAGCATCATTAGCACTGATCAAATTATTATACGAAGTCTGCGCAGATTGATAAGCAGGCTGAACAGTATTGGTGTAATAATTTTGTTGTTGTGTTTGTTGGCTATTAATCCCATTAATAGCTTGGTTAATTTGAGACGCAATATCTGTACCGGTTTTAGATAAATACTGCGATACACCTTGCGCAACATCAGTATTTTTTAATGTTGATCCAATTTGCGACAAACTAGTATTAACAATACTATTAACAAACGAAGCACCAATGTTTTGACCGGCCACCGCTGAAGCACTTGTAGCTCCAGCAATTTTACCGGCAATTGATGATATTGTTGATCCTGCACCAAGATCTTGCGCACCAACATTAACTGCACCGCCAACCGTAGTACCAACTCCAGCAGCCAAACCAGACAATAACGATTGGTTAATATTGCCAGTGGTTATCAAACTCTTAGCTGCAGCGCCGACGGAGTTACCAGCAGCGCCAGCTAAAATTTGTTGCGTGGCGCTATTCATAACACCATCTAATTCAGCACCATAGGCACCAGCGTAAGCAGTGGCTAATACCGATGGCGCCACACCAGCTGATGCTGCTTGTGCCATACTGTTAGCTACTTCAGGCGCCAAGTTATATGATTGCTGTAATGTATTAGCAATCTGATCTGGTGGAATGCCTTGAGCTACCATATTGGTAGCGTCTTGCGTTGCCATAGATGCCGTGCTATCTGCGGCGGGGGCCAACAAATTGCTACTAACCACGTTAGCAATATTAGAAGCTAAATAAGTTGTGCCCGCTGATATGGCGGCTTGTTGTAAGTTGCCACCGTTAGCAACGGTATCAGCGGCCGATATCAATGGTAATAATTCTGGGTTACCAGTAGCAACTGCCGCTATTTTAGCAATTGAACCAATTGGATCATTAATTGCCGCCTGACCTACTTTTTCAATAGTCTGGCCAATAGATTGAACTGCATTGCCAACAGCACTTGCAGCGTCGCCGATTGCATTACCGACATCACTTACGGCATTAGAGATTGCTTGCGCTACGCCACCCATTATAGAGCACCTTTATCGGTCGGTTGCGCTCTATCAGGCAGCCCACCTTTATGGGGATCACCTAAATTTACCGTCACAATATAATCGCCATTTGCAGCTTTTTGTACTTGATATCCCATATTAGGAAATGGCCGATGGCGTTTTACATATTTAAAAATACCCAATAAAGAGGAATCACTAAATTGAGTAACTAATGTTTTAAATCCAGCTAAACCAATTGCCTTAGTAAATACCAAAGAGTTATGCAAATAGTTTGGAATTGTATCTGCGTTGATGGCTCTAAATTGTGCAATCTTGCCATCTTGCGGCGATTGGTGCACCACAAAAATGGTATTACCTTCTCTCATCATCAAAGCCTTCATCTGATGAGCTTCTAATACCAGACTAGCTTTGACCTGCTCGGCAGTATACTTGCCGCCAGTTTCCTTAGCAGCAATGGCAATTATCTCGTCTTGAGATAACTTCTGATGTTTTGAATTAACAAGAGAAGACACAACAGCTATTATTTTGCTGTTTGTGCCTTAGCTGCCAAGGCCTCTTCAACGGCCTTCTTGAACTCAGGATTGATGGCATTCTCATCAGTCTTGTGTTTTGCCAAGATAGCGTCAGCAACGGCTTTATCGTTGAGGTACTTCATTGTTTGTTGTCCGTGCATTTTGATTCCTTTGGTTATTGTATCTACTTATATTAATGCAAAAAGTGCGTACTAGACGCCCTAAAATTAAGCATTTGGCTTATTTACTATCAGGGTAAACTCATTAGCCCAGTCCTGCCAGTTTTCATAAGCCTCTGGGTTTGGCAGTGGAAACGGCTGGAATGTTGCCAGACTAGCCATATGCTGGGCGGCTTGTCTCCAATTTTCCTCAGGTTGGAACATAATATGTTCTTGGCTGTAATAAATGGCTAGATTGCCATTCCAGTCATCCCAAGACATATGCTGAGTTGTACATGGAAAAAACTGCGGAATAACGTTTTGCTTAGGGGCGCTCATCACCGTACTCGGCCGTAATGACTAATTTACCCATCTCAAAATTACCACCAAGGGTATTAGATTCAAACTTTAACTGAATTAGGCGATGCTCAACACGTAGGTCAATTTTACCAGTGTTTGGGTTAAAATAATATGGGCCTGAATCTTGCTCATCTTCAGTCATCGTGCCACTGGCAAATTTACGACCCAAGATAGTCATTGACATTTGGCCAGACTGTAAAAAGTTTGGCTCTACACGACGGATGTGCATACGACGGTTGACACCAATTAAAGAATCACCGCCGGGGGTTCCAGAAATCCAACTAATATCACTAGTGGTAATACTGGAGTAAATTGCTGTCTCGCCGTTTAGTGCAATTTGGTTTTGGCCATATTCATGTTGCCACAAATTGTAACCACCAGTGACATAGTAAACTGGTTGACCAACAACTGGCAATGGCGAGATTGCAGTTGACACTGTTACTAAAGTAACCCCAGGGGGTTTAACCGTAGTATTATAAATGTTTTGACTGCCAGTGATTAAATAGGTTGGGTTTTGTGGGACATTTGAAAACGTTACACTATCACCAGGGCTAAATGTTGCTGTTTGATCTCCAGCTAAATAAAATTGATTTGAAGCTGGGGCCGGTAAACTGGCTGGGTGTGCAATCACATCAACTGCTGTACCGAGTATGGGGTCGTAATTCCAATCAATCCAAATTGGATTAGGAAACAATTCTGTGGTGTATCCACAAGAGCGTTGCGCCCCTACCGCTTGGCCAGCATCGTACCAGATCTTATCTTTGACATTATAGATAATAGCATCAGTACACTCAGTAGCGGTGCCACGTGGATAAAAGAACCAAATCTCATTGTAGCGGGGCACTTTAGTGGCCCATACTTTTTGACGTTGCTCGTAGTTGATGTTATCAAACAGGTAATTTATGTTCTTATCATTAGGGAGAACCTGCACGCTACCGTTGTATACATAGAAACGGTCAATACCCATCCACCAATAAGCTCCGTCCATCTCCACCACTGCGTTAGAAGACATAATTGAGATTTGGCTAGAAACAATATCGTAGTTCCAGTAGGTTGATGGGACAGTAGAAGCTGTTGAACCCGCCGGATTAAAGGTAACACGAATTAGACTATCTGTGGCCCAGAACAAACCGGACGGAGCATTAGTACCTCCGCGCATTGGTAGGCCTTTAACAATCTTAGAACTACCAACGTTAACTTGGTTGGCTAAAGGTCCGTTCCAATCATAAAAATTTTGATTCCCATAAGTACCATTAACATTATTGTTAGCGATAAACCCATGAGAGCCATACACGAAAATAAATGGATACAGGACACAGACACCTCCGTCAACAGAGATTGGTTTGTATGTTGGGAATTGTCCTTGGCTATCTGACAATCCAGTAAATGACCAACTATAATTGTTGCCTGGGGTAATTTGCCCAATCAGTACTTGACTTGCAACGCCACTATCAATATTAACTAAATCTTTAGCTGGATGCGCGAGCACATACAGCTGTCCGCCATATGGACTAAACTGCGCATCAAACTGCCAGTTGTTTAAGTAAGGACCGTTTACTGGGTCTGGTGTAAATACGGCATTGCTTGTTAAATAAACAGTATTTGCGTTAGATGGAACTGTACCACCAGTCAAAGTTACTGTTGTAACATTTGAGCCATAAGTTGCAGATGAAACAGTAAAAGTTGTAGCATTACTGGTTTGCTGAAATATGAGATGGCTAGTATTTGGGAATGTGGCTACTGCGTTACCACTGATAGTAATGGTAGAGGTGATTGAGTTACTATTTGCAACCGGGACAAAAGAAGTGCCAGGTAAAATAGTAACTGGGAATGGGCCACTACCAGTTGCAAAAGTTGTACCAGTTGTAAATACATCTAGTTCTTTATAGTTACCCGCAAAAATATAGTTTACGCCATTGTATGGTTGTGCCACCATACCACGATAAATACCGACCAAGCTGGTAAAGATTGAGCGATAGCCACCCATCTTTTTGGGAACACCACGCTGAAAACGACACCACACACCGTCGGTGTACTCGTCGGTTTCAAAGTAAGTACCATCACGTTTGATACCCGCTGGAACTGCTAATGTATAGATCCGGGTAAACTGTGAGGTATCTTGCTGAACATTATCAGCTGCCATTTAGAACGTCCCGCCACTAATTGATTTAGCGTTTAATGATGCAAGTACATTGACTGCTGGTGCAGAAGGATTTGATCCATCCATATTGACAATCTCAGAACCGTTTGCAGTTAAACCTAAAACACCAGTACCGACTAAATACATACCGCTGGTTGTATCGTTATTGAACGAATACGCTGGCAACGATTGTGTACCATTAGATGCGTAAAATAAACCAGTGGAAGAAGCTGTCAATACATACAAATTTGTACCGTCACTTAATACAGTAAAAATATTACCGGCTGATAAAATGATTGGTGTCTGTGTGCTACCTTGACATTGGAAAGTAATATTATAACCCGTTTGATTGGTATTATTTACCAAAATATAAATCTGGGTAATAGCTGGCAATGTTACTGCTAGGTTTTGTGTACGAGTACCAGACTGTGCAATGTAAGTCTGGATAATTGGGGCGTATGATGTTAGGTTAAATGTGTTACCAATAATGGTGTCCACATCGTATGTTGCTGAGTTAAATGTTACAGCAGATGGAGCAACCCAACCAACAGTAATGAAACCACCTGCGGTAGCATCATAGAAAATAAATCCGGAATCACCTGGGTTGGTAACAATTTCGCTTGTGTTATTAATTAAAGCTGGAACTGGGGGGATAATAGCAAGACTACCAGTACCATTATTTCTAAAGCCAATATACCAACCGTAAGTTAGTGTCTGTGGTGTTGGTAGATTAAATGTGCCAGCGCCACCATTCCAAACAAAGGTTGCAGCACGGCTGGTATCGCTAATAACTGGTGTAGACGTTACATCAACGGTATTTTGTGAGGTGGCTAACTTACCGTTAACGGTAGTTAAACCAGCACCAGCTAGTGTGGCTGCATCGGCATATGATGTACCAGCAGCAAAAGTTACATTTCCCCAGATACCACCAGGAGTAGTATTATCAGTAAGATAAAAATACTTTGAAATACCACTAGGTACACTAACGGAGTTTGCACCCGTATAGTCTTTAATTGTGAATGTATTTGAGCCAAGGTTACGGAACAAGATATCCGCGCCAACTGTTCCCTGATCAGCTTCCGGTAAAGTAATGACAGCAGCATTTGCATTAGCACTAGTACAAACGCAATCGATAATGCGAGCAGCAGGTATTTCACCCACACCTTGATTAACAATGGAAGGCCAATAGAGGGGCGTAACTGAACCAAAAGAGAGTGCATAGTAAGATACATCCGTTGGGGTAACAACGGTGCCTGTAAAGGGCGATGTGTAGACTGGAGTTGTCATATTTTAAGGTTCCTGAACCGTAGTATTGCGATCCACGCGGCGAGCATCGTCTTCTTTTTTGAGCGCTGCAAGTGCATCAGTGTAGTATTGTTTCCAGACAGGTAATTTATCAAGTGCTTTTAAGTAGCCTTGGGCTTGCAACAATGAACCATAAAGCATCGCTTGTGGTGCAATTTGTGTCCACAAGTTTTGTTGATTGTTTGCGTCCAGGGGTTGAATTTCAGCAAAGTAAATAATCTCTACTGGATAATTTTGGTCTGGTTTTGGTGCGAAATTCCAGTTGCTATAATCGTAATCAGAATAATAAATTGGCTGCGCGTTAGTTGATTCAGATTGATACTGGGCCACGTAATCTTGGCTACGTAACAAAATAGGCTCGCCGTTAACTTTCATTGATACTGTCTTGCGCCAGCGTGATGGTTTATTGAGAACAGTTTGATTTGTTGCTAAGCTAGTCTCCACCACAATTAACTGCATGAAAGTCTTTAACTCAGCAGCAATTGACGACTCAGTAAGTGCAATCAGGTTGGGGATCTGCGCAATAAAGTCAGCATCGTCCCGCTCCATGTATTGCTGGATGTTAAGAACGAGGCTGTCGTAGGTCATTATCACTGACATTTAATTACCTCGTATAGTAAGAAATATTAGGTTGGAAGTAGATCGGAGACTTATCACGATCCTCATCTTCAAACTCTTGACGTGCCTGCATGGCCAACTTTTCTAAATACTGAACACGTTGCAGATCAATACCAGGTAACTGCATCGCTAACTTGTGTGATAAGGCAGCCTGCATGTAAGGAATGACACGGTCAGGCATGTATAGTTCATTTGTTAATGAGCCAACATCTTGGGGTTGCAATTCCAGGATCATTTCAAATACCTGGAAGTTGTTGTTTGGTACTGGCCATAGCGCCATCTGTGGCACGATCTGACGATCGAACCAGTATTGCAGTGTGCGTTGGCTTGGGAATTGTTTATTAGGCAAGTCAAAGTAATCAGTACGGTTCAGACGAGCCATTGGGATTACTTGTTGTGATTGCGCAAATTGGATAGCGCGTAACGAATAGGTTGAGCTAGTGTTACGGTTTTGAAGGCGATAATAATAGAAACCCTGAGTTGGGTTTACTTGGAAGTATTGCCATTGAAAATCAGACAGCGTGGCGTCTGGGAAAGATTGCCAAGTTGTCCAATTAATACCATCATTACTGACTTGTAAATCCAGTGAGTAGGTAGTGGTGGTGTTTGGTGAGTAAGCATTAAAACCAATGTAGAACAGACGAGTACCTTGGCCATAAGCTGCACCAAAGTAGTTTTCTGATAACGTGGTTGTTGCGTGTAGCAACAAGTTGGCGTTATTGGTCTGATCAAACAACGCAGGAACGTTGCCATTATCGGCAGGCAAATAACCAGAGACCGCAGGGTTTGTGATATAAACCCAGTTTGCTTCTAACACATCCACGCAGTTAGCAGGCATGGTTAAAAACTGCTGGTTGGTTTGTGCGCCAATAATCTCAATCTTTTGCAACCAGATATTGATGCCGCGGTTGACTGAGTTTTGCAAGACATAAAACAGGGCCTGCTTACCAGCGTTAACTAACTCGGGCGTCATCTCTTCTGCGGTTCTACCCGCATCACGATAGGCGTACGAAATTAGTTGATCGACATTAACTGTTGTCTGGTTGTATGTACCTGAGTAGGCCATGGATTAACGTCCTCGGCCAGCGGCCTTTTTCATTACTTTTTGTGGTAGGTTTGCTTTGGCTTTACCAGCCTTAACAAATTCTTTCCCCACTTTTTTGGGAATGCCTAGTGTGCTTTTTCCAGCAGCGGCTGCATACATCGCAGCTTGCTGGTCTTTGGATTTGATTGGCATATTACTTTTTCTTTACCTTACCGCCGCGTTTTTGGCCGCCAGGGATAGTTGAACCGCCGGGCATGCTGCCTGGATTGCCTGCACCAATGTTAGATGTCATTGGGTTTTGGTTCATGCCACCTTGGTTAATAAACTGAGATTGCTGTGCTGGGCCAAGATATTTTAGTGCATTCTTGGCACGATCAGCCATACGCTGGTTTTCTAAGTCTTTTAGGATAACAGCATTTTGTACAGCAGACGGCACACCCGTTGAGCGGCCGTCAGCAAACTTTTTTACTTCACCGCCTTTTTTGTACTTGTTAGCCATTTCTTTAGCACCAGAAGCGGCAGCAGCTTTTTTGTCGCCAGTGGGGGCTACTTTTTTGATTTTGTCTTTGTCGCCAGCTGGCATCTTGTTAGTCTTGCTAACGTCGCTGCCCTT